ATTTCCAATAAGCTTCTGTAACTCTTACTAGTGATTGATTAGCCACTATACCAGTATTAAGACTATTAAGCCTATTCCAATCTAACCCCTCAATATCCTCTCTCATATTACGCATACCAACATATTGCTCAAAGTGTATACTATTTGGCTGCTGCTGGTCATAGGGTTTAGATGCATCCCAATATTTTGTACTATCCCATCTATTAGCATCATCTATAACATTACCATGACGTATTGCTATAGATTGAGCTTGTTTTAGATTCTCTAGTTGATCTTCCGTCATCATGTATCCATATGCATCAATAACATCTGGAATAGAATTAAGACGTATTCTACCTACAAAATTCCCATCTGCAATATAATATTGATCTGGTGATTTATGATAAAAAGTGTATACGGGATTCCATAATTCAACATTATAATTATCCTCTTTTACATTTACATGCCAAAATTCTCTATCACAAACTAAAGAATCTCTAAATCCCCATGACTCTAACTCATACATTTTGAATCTATTATCATCGTATTCAATCATATGTTGAGCCCATCTTTCTGGAATACTTCGATAAGTTTTAAACTTCATCTCTGCTTGAATCAATTGCTGTTGAGCTTGTATTTGCTGTTGCATTTGATCTTGACTTACTCCATTTAAGATTCCTTGTTGCTGAATTTGAAATTGAGCTTGCTGAACAAGTATTTGCGTTACGTTATCCAATTTAGCCTGAAGAGCTTCATTTTGAGAGAATTCATCAACTGCTTTAACAATAATACGAGTATCTCTTTTAGAGAACTCCCCTACCATAACATTTATAACATTAGGTATAATAGGAAAAAATTTTAAGCTAAAAGGACTACCTGTTTCTTGAGTGATAATATTAATAAGATCGTCCTCAGGTCTAGGAGTTTTAGGATCTACTATATAATCAGTCCTATCAATTATACCATTTGCTAAATGATAATTTCTAACTAATCTTTTATTATCATTTAAAATTTGCCTAAGTCCCATATACTCAAGCCAATCCATATTCCATTTTCTCCAATCCTCATCTTTTTCTTCTAAAGAAAGCATCTGATAAGGCATTGTATTCCATAAAAACCTACGATCTACATCTGTTGTGTAGCCTTGTAAAAGCTGCCGTGCAGTAAGAACCACACCTGTGGCTTTTTTTTGTTTTGCCATTTTTTATTTATAATTTTTAAAAAAGGATCGATTTGGTTTTATAATCTGTTGTCCTTGTTCTGTGTATATTATATTACCGTAATGTTTGAAGAATGATTTTCCTAAATAATCTTCTTTTACTGTATGTTCAGGAGGTTTATTTGTTTCATCTACTTTAGATACACCTAACCCATACTTTCTAAAAGCCTTCATTAATGCTAAGCCCGATGCAAATGCTATAAATCGGTCAGTATTTAATTTATCATGATATTGTCTCAATTCTTCTAGTAATGCATAATCTTTTATTCGTTCTACTCCGTATACCGTTTTAAGTACTTTACCTTCATGAGTTTTTATTTCATCTAAAACTTCATTTAGATATTCGTTAACTAGATCAATAAAATAAGTAAGAATAGTTTTATTTGTTTTAAAACCATAAGGAGAGTAAACTTCTTTATTTGTTTTTAACTCACTAACAAAGGAAAGCTGATCTTTAGTTGCTAAATAATATTGTAGTCCTCTTTGCTGCATATGATTAATAAAAGAGGGTACATTATTTTCAACTGCAGTGAGTGCATTATACCAACGAATAAGATATTCTGCTATTTGATTATTTTTCTTTATTTCATCATACCTACCCGTATAGCAGGCTACAGGTTTATATCCATCTACCTTTATTTTAGTTTTTCCATCTTCTTCATAAGTCGTTTCTACTAGATTTTTAAATATATAAATGGAAAATAAAGATGGAGATGTAGTTGTTTTATCAGTAGCAACAGGATCAATCCCTGCAAAATAAGTAAGCCATTTAGGATTTTCTGGCGGCCACTCCCACAATTGAATACATCCCTCTTTATTATCTTTTTCAGTAAGTGGAAACTTTTTTATATATTGTCGATCTGAAATCTTATGAATAATAGCACTTGATTCAGCAGCTCCTTCTAATTCTATAGGAGTACATCCATCTCCTTCTATAATTAATCTCTCTTGTTGTCTTATTATTTTAGCTTGTGGAAATATAGACTCTTTTCTCCAAGCAAAAGCCTCCGCTAGATTAAAGGGATGTTGGGATACATACATTCTATAATCTTCAGGATTAGATACTCCTTTTAATCTTTCTCTTTCTTGCTCGCACCACTCTTTGGCCTCTTTAACTAAAGAATTGCCATCTTCATCTATAAAAGGAGGCATACTCCAATATTCAGGAACAAAAAAACATGTCTCTAAAACTTCAGGTTCTTGTTCAAATATATTTCTAATAGAAAGTACATTAAATCCTTTTGGATCTAGTGCCATTTTTTTAAGATCCTCACATTGTTCTAATTCACCTACTGACCCTGAAGCCATAAACATACCAGTAGTAAGAGCACCTAATTTTAAAGCAGGATCAATGTAATTAAAGGTATTACGCATTGTTTTAGTAATGCCTGCTTCTTCATAATAAAATTTATTATTTTTACCACCAACCCCTTTAGTTGGACTATTTCTAAAGTTAAGTCCTTTCAGTATAGATTTATTACCTATGAAGACTTTCTTTCCAGCTTGCTTTACTTCTAATCTTTGTTGCCAATTAAGTGACTTGTCTGGATTAAATGCTCTATACAAACCTGTATTAGTATTTAAGAACGTTCTATATTCTTCAAGCATTGCCCAGTCAGATTTTAAATACTCTTCATCTGAAGCTCCTAATTTATTAATAAATCCTTGTTCAAACCAAACATCATTTAATAAAATGGCTAAATGTTGAAAAGTACCACCCCACTGTCTCTTTTTAACAACTACATCATACTTGTATTCTAATTCACAAAGTTGAATATATAAAAAGAAATAATATTGACTATCCCATATTTCTGGAAATTGAAGTCGATTGACTTTTTTATCATTTATAGGTAGGAAATTAATCCAGAAATAATAATAACGCGTGAGATAAAAATCATCAATTATAATTCCTTTTGTTGACTTTTCTTTTTCTCTCTCCCAATATTCTATGAAATCTTTAGACTTAAATGGAGAATTACAGTAATAACCATCTCTATCAAATTTCTCTGCTTGTTGTCGCCAACATTTTGTATTATATAATTTTACCTCACCAGGAGGTTTAAATTTAGACCATACAAAGTCTTTAAAATCATCTCTTGTTTTAAATTCGGTATATGAATATTGGTTTGTTTTAGAGTTATATGTTGGAACTTTCAAATACACTATAAATCCTCCTCACCATGCTTTGTATCTTGACTAACTAATTCAAAACTGAATTTATCTCCCAACTGAACAATAAATTCACAAACTCCATGTATATTAATTTTAGTATATAATATATCTTCTGGATTTGCTAATGTCATATCAGATTCATCCACTAAAAGTAATATTCCCTGACCTGTCATGCTTATTAAATCACTGTTTAATTCTTTGTACTCATCTCTTGTTAGAGTAACTAATATTTCAGGTGGTTGTTTTATAAAAAATGTATCACCATACTTTTCATAAAATAACTCTCTAAGATAATCTATTGTAATCATAAGTATAAATATTTCTACTGATCGTAAGCAATATTATGTCCTCCACGACCAGTTCTATTATTTTCTTCTTTAAATGCTTTATATCTAGCTTCAAATGATCTACATACTTCATCATATTCTTTAAGATAACGAAGATATGCCATTTCATTACCATCCCTACCACCTGCAATAAGCGTTCCCTTAATATAATCAGCCACTCTTTCTACTCCTACTTTAGCTGCCATATAGAGATTATATGTAGGAGTTTTAAATAACTCTCTACAAGTCTCTAATGCTGTATAAATAGATTCTTCGTCTGGAGAAAATTCTCCCCCTACTTCTTTTAAGATAAGTTCTTCTTTGTCTCCTTCAGGTACATTAGCAAAAGGATTTTCCTCATCATTTAAACATGTCATATAGAAGAGATAAGGATATATAGATTTCCAATCATCTGGATACTCATCCATTATCCTTTTAAGTGATGCTATAGTATAGCAGTGTTCTGTTGGCGTTATTTTACCTT